ATTGAGTAGGTGAATGTCAGAGCATGGGGCATGTTGCCCGTATTGTGACGGATAATCATGCCCCTAAGATGTGTTTTAGGTAAGGCAGAAGTCCGTTTGATTTGGACATCATCTACCCAAGATAGATTTAGAGCGTCATCGACATACCATTGCAAGGGTAGCCAAGTAGCTTCAGTCTGTCTGCGATTATAAAGTGCTTTAAACGGCAAGAATTGACCTTTCGTTCTGAGGATAGCCTCTAAGACTATTCAGAACGAAAGGTCAATATCTTCGCCATTTCCTTGTGCGACATCACTAATTGTGGCGCGGATTGCGCACGCAATATCATCCGGCGAGAACTCGGTGCTTTCACCCGGATAAAATTTAATGTCAGAAATGGAGCTGCTCGAATCGCCGAACAGCTCTCTTTTCAAGATGCTCAGTTCACTCATGTCCAATTCCTTTTTCTGCCAACGCGCCTTGGCCGCCGCGCTAGCTATCTCCTTGCGTTTTTTAGGCGAAAGCACCATTGCTCTAGCCTTACCTCCAGCAGAACGGCCAATCCCGCCGGTTGTATCTTCAATTTCACCCGTAGCGATCTGCGCCACCATCACAGCACGTGCGATGGCGTCGGCAGGTCGTTTCTGTCCTTGCGGACCCTTAGGCATTTTAATCACTCCACTAGAACAATTAAATAGCGACTACCTCACAAACTCCACCAGAGCAAGCTAGCTCTTGGGAACCTGTGGTGTTGTCCTCTTGTTCGTATTCCGAAAGCCTGCTCCAGTTAATTACTGGGGTGGGCTTTTCTTGTATCCACTGGTTGTATTCTTCTTCCGTTACTTCTGTGTACGGAGCTTGCTTGTATGTTCCTCCATCGTACGGGAGAAACGCGACGCCGGAGAGTGTATCAAAATTGTTATAGACCCAAGCTCCAACATCCATCCATTCGTTTTCACGAACATTAACGGTTGCAGAAGGTTTGTGTTCACACCAATTGTCTTGGAGACGTTTCCATCCTTCCAACGCACTAATCGCAGTCTCATCGTGTCGTGTCCTCGCTCCTTCTGGAGATTTAACAGGAAAAAAGAATACTGACGTATTGGCTGGTGCCATTACATCTTCTTCCCAGTAGACTCCTTCGTCTTTGAGAAACACTGTAAGAGGGTCTTTATTGTCCGCTCTAACAGTACGTATGTAGTAAGGACTATGGCGAGTATGTAGACCGCTGGCAGAATCAACAAGTTGACTAACTGTCCCAGAAGGCTTGACACAAGTAGTAGCGGTAGACTGATTAATTCCAAGGTGTTCTGCCCAAAGCTTATTTGTCTCAACCACGATATCTCGTAGACGTACGAGAACTCCGCTGTCTCCGAGTAGTCGAGGATTATCTTGGATTCCGGTAAGAGAGACTCCAAGAAGGCGTTCTTCATTGCACGTATCATGCCATATTTTCCTTAAGTATTTGAAATCTGTGAATGTCGATTGAATCGTTCCAAGGATTGCAGCGACCGTAGCTTTTCGTTCAAGGCTCTCAATTGTATCTGTACTTCTGACAACAATTTCAGTGAGGTTACAGAATTGGAACGGTCGTAAGATAATTTCTGAACAAGGATTTGTGCCGAAATCATGTGACGGATCACGGCGTCCATTTCGTGCAGCAATGTTTTGGCAAGCATATCGACTGAATAGTCCAGGTTCTCCTGATTTTGAGTCATACAGTTCTTTCCACTTCTTCATAAAGAAACCAACGTCCGGTTTCCGATGTTCGTACACAGCAGAGTTGTTAGCTAGTCGACGAATACCTGCTGCTTCCCACCAAGCTCCTGTCTTGGATGTAGACATACGGTCGTCTGTCACATCGAACAGACTAATCATAGCGGAGCGACGTACTCCACCTACAACGACGATGTCAGCCACCTTACACATAAGGTCGTGGCACTCCAATGAAGTAAGACGGCGACCGGCTGCGTTCGTGAACATATCGACAGAGAACTTAAATAAATCAACCAAAGGAGCAGGCCCGCTTGCCCTACCTCCGAAGGTTTTGAGACGGGCACCAGCAGGGCGGACATTAGAGACATCCCATAAAGGAATCTGGCCTGCAATAAGAAGGCTGATAATTTCTCGGAAAGCCTTTGACCAACCTTCTTTAGAGTCCGCCACCTTGACAACAGTATCAGTCTTTTCAAACTTCTCAGAAATCTTCGGCAACTGCTGGACATATTTATTCTCTACACTAAAACCTACTCCTGTGCCGCACATCAGTATGTACATTGCCTCGTCAAAAGACCGGGGACTGTCTACTGGTAGGTAAGCACAGTTGTAAGCTGGCACATGGCAACGGTCCAACGCAGGACCTGCTGTCATTAGCGCCCTCATGGAGGGCATCACTTCTAGTCCATAGACTGCGTCGTAAATTTCTCTAAATGTTTCTGCATGTTTATCAACATCGACTGTGCTAGAGATTTGTGACTTGTAGTACTCAACAAGACGGGTAACAGTCTCGTTCCAATCTTCTCGTCGTTTTTCATCTTGTTTCCACTTTGCATATCGGCTCTTAAAAATAAATTCTTGGAACTGGTTCTTAAAAGGACTATTGCTAATCGTCATTGTCATTTATGTGGCTATCTTTCGTTCACTCGTCAGTTCTTTGTATCGCGCCAAGAACATACGCTTTGCCATAATAGGCGACATACCAGAAGGAGTTACCTTACGTGATGCCCTTAGTTCTTGGTGCCAAAGTGTGTCTTTACCTGGAGCGATTGTCGCTCTCTCCGCCCAATAAAGTCTTTTGTCTGCCTCGTGTACGTCGTGAGGAAAAGGATACACAAGATTAAAGCTCTTAGCAATGGCTTCTTGGACGGCTTCTTCAATTTTCTGATACTCCGGCAGCAGTTTCTTAAGTGGACTAGATACGTCACCTACAAATGCTTCGGAGGCATCGTGCAGAAGACCTTCTAGGGCGTATTTTTTTGTAATAGCTTTTGATACAAGTACACTATGCTCTGCAACACTATAAAAACGGTCAACATGGCCAGTATATCTGCAAATATTAGAAAGGGCGTTAGCAATCACCTCTATTGGATAGTCGTAAGCGGCGGGGTTTAGTATATCAAAATACTCCCCGCCAGTTACACTTATTGAAGACGCGGTTTGCTCAGCCACCTACGTCTTGTTCCCTTTTACGAAGGAGGAGTTCGAGACGGGCAAGAGCTCCCCAAGCCGTATGGGCAGCGTGAAGCAACCCAGAATCAGGGTCGAATACTTCACCCTTTCCTTCTTTGGTAAGGTGGCGAACCATTGCGTCGCTATATCTTTCCACTCCATTATCGACCGTTTCCCATCCTTTCCAAGCGTACTTAGATGCCCCGAAGGTTGAGACTGTAGCCACTTGTTCAATTGCTCGTGGGAAATAATCAATGAGTCCTCGGTAAAGACACGGCTTGCCCTCGTCCAACTTAGCGCCTGGTTCATGAGGGTTTTTTCCTGTAGGGTCTGTTTCATTTTTAGCCGTCGACTTCGACATTGCGCCATTTCCTTTCTGCCTCTTGCTTAGCTTCTATACGATCATTAAAATCTTTTTCTGTAAGAGACTCTGGACTGTCGTCGTCTCCTATCCAAAAAAAGAAATTCATTGGTTCTTTCTTATCCATTAAAATCTGTATCCATTTCTTCATCATCAATAGTTAGTCCTACAAAATCTTGTAGGTCTACCATTTTATCTTCAATTAACTCTTCGAACGCATCAATGATTTCGACCATAGGAATCTGCAAAAAGTCTACCAGTTCCCAAGGCTCAAGGCGGTCGAGGATAGCTTTATGCAGTTCTTCCATTGACTAATCCTTTATACATACTTTCTACTAGGTATTGTATTAAGTAAGCAGTGGCCTCACTGCCAAACTTTTTCTCACCTAAATACTCATAGATACCTTCTACTACGTGCCATACTTCGTGAGATATAATTGAAGGAAGAGCATCTACAGAAATATCTGGGTCAAACGTAACAATAAATGCGTTAGTTCCTTCATCGTCTACAAAACAATGGGTTGTAGCCATAGCTGTAGAAGTCGCCATCCAACCGAGGTGTTCTTGGCATTCAATATCTTTCACTAACTTATTGAAAGCTTTCTTGCTGTCAGTAAACCCTACCAACACTGGCCAAGAACCCATGGTTATGTATTCAATCTTGTTCATGCGACTTTTATTTTCTCTCTGCTTCCTTCTGACCATGAACCACAGGTTTGGCATTGAAGGCGTTGTATTTTAAAGAACTTAGTGCGGCGATGGCCGCGGCTTTGAACATGTTTAGAACCACATGCTCCACAAACGTTACCGCCCTTGTCTCCAAGGTGAGGGTGGTTCTTAATGAAAGGTTTCACAACCTTGTACAATTTCTCGAGAAGCACTACGTCTTGTACGCAATACTTTTCCATACGACCTTGTGCCTTAGCGTCACCTTCCATCACTGAACGCCAAAGGCCGAAGCCTTCGTGTTTCAGTTTCTTACCAATCTTCAATAGAGGGCCGATGTAGGCCAGTCGGTTCATGTCAAACCCTAGCTTCTTCACCGCCTTAAGAATGTCAATGGACGTTGGGGGCTGAGGAGGCTTCATTCCGTTAAGAAGAAACTCACCCCATAACTTAGGTAAATCAAACTTGTCTCCATTGTAAGTGACAATTGCGTCGGCTTCTGTAATGAGAGCATGAACCTCTCGTAACATTGCTTCATGTCCGTGGTCCCAATCTGAAAAGAATATTGTTTCTTTACTTCCCATCCATTTAGCGCCGACACATATGGTGCCGCCCGGCTCTATAACTTGTTCAGGGTTGATTGAAGTATCCCACATACGAAACGTATAAACCTTTGCAGGTTTTGTTTCAATGTCTAAAAATAATATTTTACTCGGCATTCCATTGACCAATCGTGTTTTTGAAGGCTTCAATAAAACCCTTCTTCTCATAATGAGATGGCTGAATTTGTTGTGTCTCTAACAAATAGTAATAGTTTTTTATTAACGCTTGTGCAGCTTCTTCGCCGGCACGATAGCCTTTTTCGTGGTCTTCGTTATCCATAAAATCTGTGTCTCCCGACAACATATAAAATTCTTTTATTAAATCTAATACTAAAGTTAGTAAAAAACAAAGCCCCTTTTACGTTGTTAGGGTGTCTTCCTTTTAAAACTTCTAAAGCAAGTTGCTGCTTCTGATTAGTCATCGGCTTTTTACCGTACCAAGAGAATTGTCCACGCTGTTTAACAACACCACATACTGTGTTTGGAAACTTGTTTGACTTAACCCTATTCAATACAACATTAGCCACTGCTATCTGACCTTCCAGCGATTCTCCTTTGGCTTCATGATGTATCACAGAGCTTAAACAAAGAGCTGCCGCGGCCAGCGTCTCATTAACATAACTGCATGTACTATCCTTTTTCTTCTATCCATGATAGGGGAATAGTTTTCTCAGCCCACTGGTATCCCAGTCGCTCCGCCCATTCTGAATATGTCTCACTGTTCTTAGATTTCGAGAGACGTTTGTTTGCTACTTGAAAAACAAATCGAATATCGAGAGACGGGTTCTGTTCCTTAATCTTACGCATCTTTGTCCGGTCTCGTGGACGTAGATAACCTTTGGCCTCAATGATGATGCCGTTAGACAAACGAAAGTCTGCTATGTATCTGTAAGGTATCACATAATTAATCTTAAGGTCCGCTGGCTCAAACTCTATGCCAGCGTCAGTAGCCTTGGCTTCTTCCCATATTGTACGCTCAAACCCTGAACGAAACGTAGGTTCTTTATCTTTCTTCATGTAGAATAGTCTTCCTCTCGAATATAAAACAAAGAAGAACAACTATCTCCTTTAGTAGTTATCAAAGGATGAGTTTCATCCGAAGCATTAAACTCTCGCCAAAGTTTCTCATACTCGTAGTCAGACATTATTGGGTCATCGTTCCAATAGTAAGCCTTAGCTGCTTTCAATAAGGTATCGGCTAAACTCATAACTCAAACTCCGGCACGTCAGGTGTCTTAACTACGTTAGTTAGGTATCTTGGACCACCGCTATAAGCGAAGCCACGCAACCCAGGCCAGCAATGTTTCTTGAAAGCACAATAGGAACAACCTGTTCCAAGCTTCATGTTGCCAGACTTACCATCCTCTACAGCAGGATAGCAACGCTCAGGTGGTTCGTCAGATGCGATGACCTCTTTGAGGTGGGTGATGCGGGGCGCAGGTTTATGGTCTGCAATAATAGAGGAAGATAGTGTAGAGAGACACATGTCTCCGTCTACCTTGTTGAGAGCCAGCCATGCAGCAGACTCTCCCGGAGTTAATACGTCAGCGTATCCTGCTAACTGTTGTGTATATCCAAAAGGGTCTTCTTGTACTACGCTGTTACTCTCAAACTTCTTAAAGCCAAATGGTGATGCAGACTTTACGTCTACTACTACACCATCAATAATAGCATCAATGTGTCCCTTGACTCCATCTACTTCTACTTCTGCTTGCAAAGCTTCTACACTGTGTCCTGCTTCTTTAGCTAGGAACAACAGCATCAGTTCAATGATGTCTCCATAAAGGAACTTGAAGTAGGTCTTGCTTGTAAACTCTTCTTGAGCATATCCTTTTGAGGCATACCAAGCTTGTCTGTCAGGGCGACCAAGGGACGAAAACCGAAGGGCTCCTGTTCTTTCTTCACGTTCACTAAGCCGCTTTCGTAGTATATCCTTAAGGCTGTCTGCAAATTCATCTAAGTTATCCTCGCAAGGAACATGTGTTTCGTTAGGGTCGAAAAGCTTGTATATGTCTTCGACGAGTGTTTCGATTTGTTTAGCCATCTTTGGGACTTTCTACTGGAGTAAATTCCCAGTCGCTATTATTATATTCTTTGGACTCACAAAGAAACTCTGAAAACTTTCCTTGTAAAGCTTGGTCTTGCGCCTCACTATCATTGTACGCATCTACTGATACATGTCCTGTTTCAACTGTTTCTGCTTTACGTACAAAAGAAAAATAGTATCGATGTTTCTTCTTAGCCATTCTTATATAATTCCTATATAGTGTAGGCCTCTCACCTACTGGGGGCTACGCGTTCACCCTCTGTCCTTCAATCAGACAGGACCTCCCCTGCTGTACTCCCTAGGACTAGGAGACCTGACCTTAGTCAGGGACCTTATAGGACTTCGTCTACGTCGTCGTCGAGATCATTCGTAGTTCCCTTGAAAGAGGGAGTCTCATCAACGGTAAAGTCCTTCTTGAACTGAGCATCTTCCCGTGCACGTTGTTCAGCAAGAGCCTTAGCTTCTGCTGCAAATTCATCGTCATCGGGGATAGCATCAAACTCTTGCTTACTGTATTCGACAAGTTTCAAAACACGAATAGAGCGAATATAAATACCGTGCTTCTTGCCGGGGCCGTAGTCAACAACAACAAACTTAACGTCAATGTCTGAACCATTACCAATCAACTTGTCTTGTGGCCAAGGGTTGCCGAGGATGTCCGTAATTTTAATACGTTCATTAGCCTCGCCATTGCGCTTATACTCAGCTTGCTTGAACGTCATGTAAGGTTGCCCATCCATGTACGTGTCTTTCTGCTTCACTCGGTCAGCGATGCCGAGCTTCTTAGCCTCCGCCTTGATTCCCTTTTCATCAGCAAAGACAACGTCAATCTTCCACTCCTTGCCATCCTTGTTGTAGTTCAACATAGGTTCGCCAAGAACTTTAGCGTATTGTGCTTTGCCGCGGAATACTGCGGTTTGTGGTTTACTAGTAGTCATATCTAATCAATTACCTTTCACCATAGAGCAGGAGATTTCCTAACCCTATAACATATTATATCAAGTTTTTATACAAATGTCAACACTTATATTAAATTAATTTCTTACCAAGAATACGCAACGAAAACTGCCATTTTGTGCCAATCTTACAAGCAGTAAAACGAGTAGCTGTCCAATATGGACGTCGCAAACCATGGCCTATAAAATAAAATGTTTCATTAGGTCGGAAAGAAACTTTCTCTATCATCGCAATCTCATTCCTTTTCCATCGACTACGTACCAGTCAATGATACTATCCTTGTAATGGTTCTCTGCTCTGTACCGAGCCTCGTCAAGACTGTCTACATTCACACGTTCTGTAGTAAGGTCCTCAAACAAAACTATCAGAGACATTTGTGTATTTGTCATACTATTCCTCTCTCTTTAAGAATGGTGTCAAGTAGAATTGGACGAAAGTTTGTCCGTTCGACGCAAGCACAGTAATAGCGTTCGTCTGGAACTTCCTCTTGGTTGACGTCAAAATCTTCCGGATATGACATTACCTGATTGTTATGTAGGTGTCCGTGAATGTTAAGCTGCCAACGCGACAGGCTTTGAGAGTGAATAGGTATGTGAGACATAATAAAACCCTTCTTCACAACATACCCACGTACATCATCAAACAGGTGAAAATACTTTCGCATTTTAACCGGGTCATGATTGCCGGGAACAAGAACTTTACGACCATTCATGCGACCAACAGATTTTTCCATGTTAGCAGCACTAAAAGCTACGTCACCAAGAATATATACCCTATCCTCTGGATGAACCATTTCATTATACCAGTTAATCATCTGGTTAGTCATTTTTTCGGCGTCATCCCAAGGGCGAACCTTGGTACCATCATAGTTTGTAAACTTACAAATATTTTGATGATAGAAATGAGGGTCGCTATATACCCACGTCCTTCCAGCTTTCTGTTTTGTTAGTGTGTTTCCGCCCAAGTCAAGCCCACCTTACTATCGCAGTCAATAGGAAGCCTGTAGTTAAAGAACTGGCCAGAAGCATTGAAAGCTTGGGGGCATACGTCTTCAACAAATTCGTCAGCATGTATTTTAAGGGCATCATTTTGCCATTCATCGTGGATATCTCCTACTTTAAGTATGTCTAATTTTCTACGTCGTACTTGTTCTGCCGTAATGATGGCAGCCTTCTTCATTATTCTTGACTCATCACCTTGCAAGAGATAGCCGAGCCGAGTGTGCATTGCGGTGACAATAAGGGGAGTCCCGTCGCAAAGTCTAATGCGCCCAGTTCTCTGGACCTGTCTCTCAAGGCCATCGAGTAATTGTTTAAGACCTGGGAAGTTTCCAATAAACCTTTCTTTAATTTGCTTACCATCTCTTGTCGTTCCGCCAATGATTTGCCCAACTTTAGCATCTCCTGCTCCGAGTAGGAAAGCATAGATGAAAGTCTTAGCAATAGCTCGTGATCTAAATCCTCCCACCTGTTGGTTGTATGAGTGCGGGTCTCCATCTAATACTGCCTCCGTAAATTTCTTGTTGTTAAGATAGTGGGCGAGAACCCGTAGTTGGATACCTTTGGCATCAACACCGATAAGAACTCGGTTAGTTAAATCTCTGACTGTCCAGAGGTCTCGCGCTTCATATGTGTAGACACCTTGTTCTCCCATAAGAGGGACTTCAATGTCGTTTACTTTACCTACTCTTACAGCAGGTATGTTAGCAGTATTAGGATTGCTATGGCGATACCGCAAGGTATTAGCATACCATAGATTCCCGTGAATGCATTTCGTGTTTTCATTGTATGCCTCAATCCATGTGTTAATCATGTTAGCACGAGAGTTATACTCAATCCAACGAGCTATTAATCGTGCGCCTTGGTCGTCAGTCTCCTGTACGAATTCCTCTAAGGAAGGAGAAAGCCGTCCTTTGTCAGTGGGCTTAGGTTTACCGGTTTTGGTAAATTCTCTAGGCTCCCAACCAAGTCCAAGAAGTTTTTCAACTCGTTGGTCAGGGCTGCCGATGTTAAATGCAACGTAGTCAAAACAGTCATATCTGTCTTGTCCATGTACATCAACTCTGACATACTCCGCGGTATGTCGGGCAAGGTTGGCAGTAGGACTTCCATCGTTTTTGTAAGGCTTCTTATACGTTCGGATAAGTTCGAGTGTGGGTGGCCACTGCTCATGTATTTTCTCCTGTAGTTTGTTTTCTTCCTGTCTCAGCTTGGAATACAGGACGTGGGCTTCTGCAATATTGAATGCAAAACCAGTCTGCTGTTGCTTCTGTATCAGATACCATGACCGATGCTCAAGTTCAAGACCCATGTCTGTGAACCCAAGTCGTTTCATACGAGTAAGAAGAGTGGTGTAGATGTCACAACACAAGGCTGTGTCTTGTTCACAATATGCTAGCATCTCTGGAGTGAACTGTGAGAAGTCTACGTGCTTTCCTTTAGGAGACTTGAGGCGTATACCCCATGACTCTAATGAATGACCTCCTGTGAGAGACGGAGAGAATATCATTGACAATATCATAGTGTCAATTATATCGGCCATTCCTAAACGTGTGCCTAGTAAACGATTAAGAGTAGGTGCATCATAGCCAATAATGTTATGGCCTATAAACTTACAATCTACCTTCAACTTCTCATCGACCCATTCACGAATAGGGTTAGCCCCTACCAGAGAAATGCGTTCTTTTGTTACCACATTCTTAGCAGTCAAACACCAGATGCGGTTAGAGGGTAGGTCATCGCCTTCGATGTCGATGGCCCAGTATTTATCAGTAGGAGTTAGGTACATTAGAATCCTTCAATCGTCACCGATTGATCCTCCGTTTTCATATGTTTCTGCTTCTTCACGGTCTAGTTCTGTGAGCCGAGCTGTATCTTTGTTGTACCAAAGGTAACACGCAGGTCCCGTATATCCGCAGAACCTATTCTTTTCCACCGTAATCTTAGTGATGTTACGTCGCCACTCAGATGGGTCAATCTTATCTCTCTCCAATCGAACAACGATATTAGCCAGTTGCTCGACACCTGCCGTTCCCCTAATCTGACCCTGTCTATTTGTATGTATGACAGCAATGACGGCAATGTCCAGTTCCATCGTGAGCGTCTTGAGTTTGGTTGCAATTTCATCTAATTGTTTTCTTTCGTCACCAGATTGGTCCGAGACAACAATAGAAAGGTGGTCAAGGACAATGTATTTGCACCCAAGAGCAGCCATATGTCGAACTTTGTCAATAACTTTATCGACAGAGTTACTGCCAAAATGGTCCCAAAGAACAAGCCGGTTGTGATTAACCACGTCGTCAAAAGCTTGCCTAAGCTCAGCTTCGTTCCTTTCAATACCCGGAATGTGATACGGAATACGATTGTGGATACTAAGGAGGCCAAGAGTAGTATCACCATTAGGTTCTTCAAGGTGTAATAGTCCAACACCATATCCTTTCTCAATAACTTCTGGGTTCATTAAAAGACTATGTTCAATATGCTTGAGTAGGGCAGTCTTGCCAACCCCTGTGTCCGCGGTAACGATGACCATTTCTGACAAACGAATACCGAATGTCAAATCATTAAGTCCGTTGAACGGGTACTGTACAGTAAAGGAAGACTTACGATTGATAGTCTCCTCCCACATGTCCGAGCCTAGCTTAAGGCCGTCTGGCTTGTAGGTCGGTGCTTGCCACCACTCCTTAGTAAACTCATCCGAGACACCGTTTAAAAGATAGTCGTTAGCATCCTTGAACTTACGTAGTGTTAGGACTTTTACTTTGCCTAGAGGGAAAGCAATACCAGAGACAGCCTTAGCCGCTTTTTTTCCGGGCTCGTCACTATCAAAACAAATGACAATCGTGTCAAAGGAATTGAGATACTCGAAATCTCTACGAATATCTTGTTCTGCTGTCGACGCACTGTGTACGGATACCACGGGATATTTACTGCCCATGATTTGATAGGCTGCAAGTGCATCGTCTTGTCCTTCTACAATAGTTATTGCCTTAGCGCAACCCGGAGGGAATGAAAACTTCCCGAACAGGCCTGCCCCTTTTATAGTCCCCTCAACAGAGAAACTCTTGTTCTTGTATCGTATCTTATTACCAATATGTTCGCCTGTCTCTGCGTTGAACAGAGGATACTTGGCTTCAAAGTTATCACCCTCGTGACCAGCGTGTACCTTAAACCGTTGGAGTGTCTCCTTCGAAAAACCCCTCTCGGTGAAGGCACGAAAGACTTCCGTTAGGGGGGTAAATGGTGTTGTTTTGGTTTCTTTAGCTGCTGCTGTTTCTGTCATAGTTTCTTTCTGTTTAGCCGCAGCGTGGCCGCTGCTGTTAGGTGATACTCGTGTGCCGCATGAAAAGCATTTGCCCCACCCATTTTCTTGGATGCTGTAGGCGTCCGTCGAGGAACATTTAGGGCATGGCAGATGGCTTTGCTTCGTAGCTCTCATTCTTATCTTTCTCTACATATAATAGGTTAGGAGTAATGTCTATACCATTACGTTTTGTCCATTTCATTACTCGTGCGTATGTCGTCATGTCTTTAACTTCAATATGTTTAGCTTCTCTGTCTCGCATAAACTCATCGGATGCGTATACTTTGTGTGTAGAAGGGTCAATAAAACATTTGACAAGAGAGTAGTCAAACCTGTCTAATATCCATTGACCAGGGTTCTCCTGTATCATAGGGTCCTTCATAAAAATAAACTGATACATTCCCCATTCATATACTTGAAACGTGTTTTCCATGTTTATGTATTCTAAAGGGGTCTTACTGGTATCAGTAGGTAAAATCGAATAAGGCCAACCTATATTATTTAGATTATAAAAATAATTACCACTCATGTCCACGCAAAAATCGTACAAGAAAGAGTCTATAAAGTCTTGTTGTTCATCCTCATCTTCAACAGCTGATATGTCAACAAATACATCAAAGTCTTTTGGGCAGTAGCCCATCAGCAGGTCTCGAACAGCCCCTCCTGCAATGACAGGTCTAGTATTATATTTGTCTGTAAGTTTATCAAGGCTTTTAGACAAAGACATAAGGTCAATCATTGTGTTATTTGACATATTTCTAAGCTTAGTAGTATGAATGTAATTAACCTCGCTGTACCCTATATAGGTATTATATCCTGCATCAGCTGTTTTGTCAAGCACTATCTTCCTCCAGATCCGTAACGTCTTGAGATTGTGAGAATAAAAGTTCGAAATCAATCTGCTCATCAATCACTTCTTCTGGTTCATTGCTAAATACTTCATCAATTACTTCAAGACATGTTCCACATGGGTCAAAGTCCCCGTGGTCACGATTGATTTGTATTTCTCTCTCACTTAAAACGGCGTTGCAAATGTGGCATCTCATGTGTAATGTTCCCTAAAATAATTGGCGTAGTCAATAACTGTCTGGCCCTCAAGCCCCGGCGCTGTGTTCACTTCAAGAACGGTTGCTAATTGATAATGATGATTGTAAATAATATCAACAGCGCCGAAATCAAGGCCGAGGCTGTTAACTGCAAATCTAGCTTGTTCAATAACTTGTTCTGGAGGAGCAACGTCACCACGTATAAAAACATAACCATTATTATGATTACGAATGCGAGTATCAAGAGGTGGTTCACCATTGCGTGTAGCCTTTCGTTGTATTGAGATGATACCATGCAAACCGGCATGAATACGGTATTCGTCACGCTTCTTCATATATTTTACATACAAAGGAGCGTTTACAATTTCTCCGCGATTGTTAGCAATAACAATACCAGCACCGGAATGACCATTAAGAATGGTACGACATACTATAGGGAACGCATCGTCAGGAATATCTTCTCTATTAGTCCAGAACTCTGGGATTTGTACACCTTCAAAAGACATCTGAGTAAATGCTGATAATTTATTTGAAGCACCTCTACACAAATGACTTTTATTTATAAAATTAATCATTTGTTCATCAAATCTAAAAGCAGTAGAATTACCCCAATTGATAATTGTATCGCGCTCACGGTATCTGTAAGTGGACCCTTGGAGCCGCAAAACGCGACCCCCAAGAGCATCGGCAAGGGCACGGGCAGAGCGAGAACCCTGCTTGTATGGATAAATTTTAATCGACATCGCCTAACTCTCCTAGGTCTGGTTGAACCAGATGTCACGAATTTGTGGTCGTTCCTCACGAATTTGTGGTCGTTCCTGTTGTTCTAATCTTTGAGCCAATTCTTCAAACATGTCTAGACCTGGAATACCATAACGTATCCGCCTAGTACCTACATGACCGGTCTCTTTGCTTTGCTGAAAGGGTTTGGGACATACTGCTTGTTAATCAAAGGGTTCCAGTCATTCCAAGGAAACTCAAAGCACAAGGATTGCACAATTCGGAAAGACTCCATGCAACTCTCGTTGAACTGTCGTTCAAATTGTTCGCCGATAATGTCTTTGTAAAAGGAAGCTAGTTCTTCGTCTTGCTTGCAGATATTCTCAAGCATCAACATAGCTCCTTGCTCAGAAATGTCGTAAGCAATTTGATACGGATTAGTGTAATTAGAAATAGCATACTTAACAAAGTAATGCAAGAACTTTGCCCAAATAATTACCTTTTCTGGGTCATTAGGTTCTTGACCACAGCGAAACTCGAACGAACCAAAGCGCCACAAAGTTAGAATATTCAAAGCAGAATACTTACCACCTTCTTCTCGTGGTAATTGACCGTGACGAAGAAGTGTTTTCCACATGTTAAGTGTGGTATTACTGTCCTTAAAACCTAGGCAGAAGTGGTTACGAGTACGGTTTATACCGTGCCATTTGATAAGTTGTTCCTCAAATACTGCCCACAATATAAGAATAGATGTTAGGACATTGATACGCTGTTCGCCTACGTTTATGTGAACATGAGTTGAACAACGATTACTATTCTCAATCCTAGAACCAGCTGACTTAAACTTCTTAAACAATCCTTTGACAAGGTCGGCTGTCTCATCTACTGCGCAAGGAACAGACAAAACATATTCAATACCTCCGTTGCGCAATGACCCGTCTGCCTTAGCTAGCCAACGTGCTGCGGTAGTAGGTCCCGTAATATCAAATAAATCGCCACTATTATTAATAAGATTGCGACCCTCAATTTCCAGTTCAAGTCCGATAGTTCCTACAGGAACATTGCCTGTATACAAAGGACGATTAAGATCTAGACCTGGAATACCAGGCTTCTTGGCAAAAGCTTTGCGATAATTTTTAAAAAACTCTGTATTTCCATCAGACATTATATCAATACTCCTGTATGTTGTCAAGTGTAAATTTGCGGTCGTTCATTATTTCTTCACGATAGAACTTGAACTTCTCAAGAAGATTAAGAGAATTGGAGTTAGTAAAAATACCAATACGTTCTGTCTCACGATACAACCATCGTAACCCTAATGTGTCACGATACACAACAAACTTGCGTGAGAAAGCAAGGGCGCTTTCTTCTTGCACATTAAGTAGCACATCTCCTAGTGCGGGGTATATATCTTTACACAAATCTACAAAAGAAGATGAGTTGTAAAAAGCATCCCATACACGTTCATAGGGCGCAAGTGAATACTCTCCAATATTATGAAAGAACTGCCCTCTAATGTTACTAGAATTAAGGCCGTGTAATCTACTGCGAGTAGCCTTACGAGAAAGTAAAATAGCCCCGTACTTGGTAGTATTCAACCAACCTAATTCAGGTAAACTACGGAACTTATTAAATTTAGGAGAGTCAAGACGCTTACGTTGACGATTTCCTTCTGTGTCTCCACAAAAAGTAATGTTGGCGCGGGGAACACCATCGTTAAAGTTTTCACCATCCTCTACGTTAGAAATAAAAACAGGCAGCCCATCATACAAAACAACAGTGCCGGCTAATCGCTCACGCGCTTGATTAGAATCAGTCCAGAAAATGTCAGCCATTAGAACGCATCCTCAATTTCGACAGTTTCTTTTACTGGATTCACGAGACGCTTGTCTTCACAAATCTTCTTCCACACTGGTACAAATCCTAATTGACGGTCCACTAGACGTTTTGCTGTCTTATAGTCTCCTGTGTTTATCACAAATTGTATCTCTTCCTCGTTCAAACCAGTGACATCAATTACAGACATGTCATTACGCATCTTTCCAATGGCTATTTGAACAAGTGTATACATTACTTCACGGCGGTCACGATTAATAATCCACACGTTAGATGGTGTCCGATACTCTACTCCGTATGGTTTGTAACGACATGCTCCGGCTTTACCATACATCTCACGCCGACGAGGGTCGCGGTCAATAAACGTCATGAACATACCTACAGTAGCGTCCAACATCTTGACAAAGTTGTTACAAATTTCACGGTGTTCTTCATTGTCAGTCGGAATGTTGGCACCCCATCCTACGTGAATGTGTCCTGCCGCGGTACGGAAAGTGCGAGTGCCGTCTGGACGAGGGTTCTCTTCACCAGTGTATGCGTTAAAATCAGGGTCACAACCCAATTCAAGCGCAGCAGCAGGCTGACTCTCAAGGTACTTTTCATCAAAATCTTGAGTAGGTTGAATGGCGAACGTATACTTCTTGACATCACTGTTCTGAGATACCCGTTGCTTCATTTCTTGAATAGTTTTGATGATGTTGATATTGAACTGTTCAAACGCACCAACAGTGCTAACTGGGTCAATGTTAAACTCTAGTGCCATACCGTCTACTTGGTATGCTCCGTTAGAAGTTTTATGGGGACTTTCTTTAGTACCTTCGACCATTCCAAAAGCACTAATTGCTTTACCATTCTCCCGAAGAAACAACTCAGGGTCAGCTCCAATTGTAAATGCACTCATAATATACCTTCCTTATTTATAAACAAAAGTGGGAACTACTACTTCATTAGGTGTTACGCAAGTCGTACAAATAAAATTACGTTCATTAATAAATTCATGAACTTCAGATAGGTCTCCTACTGGTTCCTTGCAGTGACAGCAGATACCTTTAGTGTTTTGTTCAAACTCCTCAACACTATACTCAATACCCTTGAGGTTATCTCGGATAAACATGCCAACTTTTTTAACTTCTCTAACCGACACTGGCAGCAGGGGGGGTTTCCGTTGTTCGGAAAGAGATACGATGTTTCCGGGCGACTTTATTAATTCGCCTAAGGGCTTTCTTTTGCTGATTGGCGGAGAGTTCTGCAAATTCTTGGGAGGAAGGCAAAGAATCTTTTTCGGAAATCGAGGCGAAGAACTCGTGTCCGTTGAGGAAGCCGAGTCTTTCACTGAAGTCTTCATGAAAGATACGTTGCCAATGTTTGTATTCCCAGACTCTGCCGGATTGCCAATGGTAGCCTTTAGGTCGAGGTGGGGTGGCGGTCCTTCCGCCGTCCACGGAAGTATGTCCTCTACCTCGTCGTCGAGATTGTTTACCCGAAAAGGGTTAGTTACCTCTCCTCCTGTATTCGGCTTCCAGTCTCCATCTAGGGGGTCACGAGTCCAACTCTTACCTCCTTGCACTCCATAATTACCAGTGTAACGGACAGGCTCGGCCTTAGGTTCAATAGTCCGTTGAGGCTTCATTGTAAGGACGGCTTCGTCTTTTACTGCTTTAGGATTGATAGTAAAAGCCCACCACGAATGAGGTTTTATCTGTATATATTTGCCCTCTCCGTCGTCCTTAATACCGTTCCATAAATCTAGCTTACGCTCAATTGCACCAAACATCCAGATTTCAGAAGCCCAAAACATCATTTCCATGTCTTTAGACCAAGTAAACCACAAAGGTCGTTCATTATTGCGGATAAAGTTAAGAGTCTTTTTAGTGCCATCCCACCACACGCAAGCGTAGGCTCCCTTGACCACATTAAAAGTCTCTTCTGCACCGTTTTTAGCAAGATGTCCGTACAAGATATCGCTATCTACTTTACCATAAACATGGCCGTCTAAAGTGTGATGCTCTCGCAAAGTCCCGTTATGAACACCTACAATCGCCTCATCAGGATAATCAAAAGGATGGGCGTTCTTAAGGTTGATATCACCCACTGTGCGTGAACGAGTGTGACCAATGAGTGCGACTGCATCACCACGCTCAATCTCTGACTCATACTTGCGATAGTCAAACAGATTAGACGGCGGTCCAACAGCCTTGACCCATGTATATGACTGGTCTGCGTCGTTGCGGACCTTGATTACACCAGCACTGTCACGACCACGTATTTGACAGACGTCCATCATGTCCTTGAACAATGTGTTCTTAGCAAGAAGATTTATCTTGCCGGCCATACCTACAATACCACACATTAGTTTACTTCCTCCGATACTGTGTATAAATCTTCTTCGTCGAACACCTCCCACTCAAGAACGTGGTCGTAAAGTTTATTCATAGACCATGAACGATAGGCGTCAGAACCTACTTCTGGATGACCTTGAACAAAGAACGAGCGGTCATCTGTATAATACCCTGCTTCAATCTCAAGCATGGTCTCATTATCAAACAACTCTTCCGACATACTGTCACACAAAAACTTATAAGATACTTGAGTAGAGCAAACTGCCACAATCTCAATGTCTTCATTCTCCATCAACATCTGATGGTGAATAGAGTTGGAGACTACCTGATAGTTGTCCTCAACGTCAGTGATAAGATGGTTCGTGCCTCCATGTCCTTCAACATGCTGCCATAACTGACCACCGTTCATAACATGAATGAACTGTGCACCACGACAAATGCCGAACAATATTTTGTTCAACTCCACTGCTTCATTATATACAGCTCTTTCTGCGTCATCACGGTCAACAGACCAAGATGTTTCACGCAAAGACTCTTGTCCATAAAGAGCTGGATTAACGTCAGCACCACCAGAAAACACCACTATGTCAGCGTCTTTGACAGTGGAGGCTCGTTCCATTCCACAAGAAGCCATCAAAGATATAATCTGTGAATAAAAAGCGCCGTTAGTAACAAAAACCTTTCGACCGTTAAAGTCAGGTAAATCAATACGTTCCCACTTACGGGGCTCTTGTGCTTTAGTTGTTGGGGGCATTATAAAACAAACCTTTCTCTTTCATGTAAGGGATTACTACGTTAAAATACTCTTGATAAGTTACGTCGTCAGGGTTTTTCTCATAAACCATAGAAGGACGTTTGAATGGATTTGGTGGACGATACGCTTCAACAGCTGTGTCCTCGTTGCGAAACGCTTTCATTCGCAATCTGAAATCAGGACACTGATTAAACAAATCTTTTACAAAATTATCTTTGTAGGTTTTTCTCGTTTGTTCTTGAAACAAATCAAAGCATCCATAAATAGACTTGTTGACCTTATAAGCACGAGTCTCGTATTTACAAGAACCTAACTCTCCTTCACAAAACATCTTCATACTATTTAAAGTTAGCAGATAGGTTGTTGTGTGGCCTGTGCGTGTCGTTACAGTACCTTCATCAGGAAAAGTTTGCAAACCGCCACCTGCCGTTACACACATACATACTTGATATGCAAAATGTGGGTCAAACCCATCGTCGACCAATTCTTTCCATTTAGCAAACTGCGTACTGCTGCGCTCTGAATGAGAGCGAGAGAAAATCATAATCATTTGAAATAATGGTTGCATAACATCGGAGGATACAATTATGCCGTTTTTAGATACCCACTCAAGAGTGCGATGCTCTGGTTTGTTGACAATAAACCTACTGGCGAATGAATGATTAAGCATCCAATCTAAAAACTCCATCGCACCATCACAATTTTGTAGATTACGACGAACCAAGGCTATTTCTGTAGCAACAAGAGTTACGTTTTTGACTGTATGGCTGCCGAGAGCCTGGTGACAAGCGGCAGGAGCATTTATTAATACTGTGTCACCTACAATAATGTATTTAGTGCAGTAATCGATTACTATTTCAGGACCTTCTTCAAAAAACTCGATACACTTATCATATTGAGTATCAGTAAACGTGGGGTTAAACTCAAGGTCTTTAATGAGCATAATACAAGTCTCCTATGGTAAAACAGTAGTCTCGACAGTCCCATCGCTGTAAACATCCTGCCGATGCCTCACAGTGACCCGTGGAGCGCCATTACGGGCCTCTTCTAGGCTAGGGTAGCCGGGACCAACTCGACCGTCTCTAAAGACGTTGTGATAAGTGCTATACACCACTTGAGGAGGCTCTACAGGAGCAGGGATATCATTATCGTTTTGGGTATGACGCTGCAAAGGAATTAAAGGCAACTGGTCCACAGTCGGAGGATTAGCTTGTTCATACCAACGTAAACAAGAAATTGCACGTCTAACAACACGACGATTCCCTCGAACTCTCAAAGTTACTCTACTATCATCCGGCGATGGAACATTAGGGCCAAAATAAACGAGTTGGGCACCGTGTAAATCATTTTGTGGGTTGTGGTATGTGAATACATCACCGGGACGGATGTGTAGGGGTGAAACATAAGCACCACGAACAGCCGTAAACATCCGTATTTCAGGCGAACATACAGGTAAACGAGGTAAAACACCGGCAATGGACGGTGAAACAATCTGCCCAGTCCAATCAAAATTAAGGTTGTTAAGAGGAAGCCGCCGACCGGCCCGATGAAAAACATACACAGAAGAGTCGTGATTGCCGTTGACAAACCCTGTAGTCAAAACATAACCTAATTGAGCTAATTTATTGAGCAGTACTGGGTTAGCGCGACATTGGCTTTCATTTAAAATAACTTCATGTAAACAAGGGTTACGCTGTTGTGTGAACTGATACAATTCTAAAATGTCTGCCGCACGACCGTGTGTGAAACCATGAATATGTTGGGCACCACAACAGTGTCCCCCGTGTGCTTTTAAACTAACCATATCTAATTACCTTTCTATTAAAGTTACTACATTAAAAAATTGGTTGGGAATTAAGGGAGTCAAACCCTTACACAACGCCGTTTATACTACGATTTACGTGGCTAACTCCGCATCCCCTTGCAAAGCACTGCCCTATTAGAGCAGGCTAAGAATTAAAGCATATGAAAACATTGTTAGAGGCATGATACACAAAGTCACATTAAATGACTTCCAACGGAGAGGTTTATAACGTCCAAACATTAATATTAACTCCTTACAATACGATTTGTCTTGACAACAGTGACAAAGTGTGGTATAATACTATTATAGAGTACGTCCCGGTTAATACATACAATATATACTATCCGAATACAGGGCTACTCAACAAAGCCACGAGCGGAAATAAA